AATCTTGTGCTTTGCTTTTTTCACAATTACAAAACTTACAATATTGTTTATTGTTTATTAATTCAGATGTTGAACCATAACAATGACAAGATTGATTGCATTTATTACATTTATTCATTTTTTTTTTATTCTAATTTATCGTCTATTCTTTTTTTAAGTTCTTCCCGTTCCTTTTTAATTTCTTTTAATTGTTCTTTTAATTCTTCACTATCAGGATTTTCCCTTACAAGTTTTTTAAGTTCATAATATTGTTTAGTTAATTCACGATATTCGTTTGTATCTATTCGTAAGTAAATTTGTTCTTTTATATCTTTTATTTCTTTAGCATCTACATATCTGTCATCAATAAACCAGATACCTGTAATGAAAGTTATAATAAGAGCGGCACTTCCTAGTGTTCTTAATAGTCTCATTTAATGTCTCTTTTTATATCCATACCCTGTATCGGTATTTCCCCATAGCATTTGCCATGACCATACATTAAGTTTACTAGAGTAATGACTAATGAATAGTAATATATGTCTTATTATATTTTTCATTATTTTTTCCAAATATCATTGAAAAAATCTTGCCAAAATTTCTGAACTTGCTCTTGATATTTTTTTGCTTGTTCTGGTTGATTTTTTAAAAACTTTTCAACTTGAACTTTCCACTCTGCATAAGTTGGAATATCTAATTCTAATTTAAACATATTTCTCCTTTCTTTTATTAAGAGGTTTAACCATGAACCTCATGTGTATATTAAGTTACAACCCTTATTCTAAAATTAATTTTTTAATAGATATGGAACCATCAATATTTTTTTTATCTACCCTGTCCTCTATAATTATGCTTACCTATCATTCTTCTTTTACTTTTATTCATTGTACTTGTATTTGGTCTCCGCCCTTGGGAACTTCCTTTCTGAATTGATACATGAGCAACTTTAGCATATAATCCTTTAACTTTTTTTACCAAAGATTATTCCTTGTTAGGTTTTAGGAAATTTTAATTTGGTAGCTTGTCGTTTAGCTTGTAAATCTGTAAGCGTATCTCCACCATCTAGTAGAGCATGAATACAATCGTTATGATTTGGATATTCACTTCTTCTATTACTATAAACAGTATTTAATGCTTCTTCTGCATTAGCTTCATCTTCATAGGTTGTTAATTGTTCTTCTGTTGGTTTAGCAATATCTAAGTTCCATTCTTTAATATATATACCTTGACCATTACTATCATCTTGAAGTTTTACATCTGATAAAAAGTCTACAGAATTAACTCCATTTGCTTTTGCATATAATTTAATTTTTGTATTTAATTTTGTCATAATTTTCCTATATAATTAGTCTAAATGCTCCAAAAAATGTATCTATTCTTCCTTTCGCAAGCATAGTTCCAGTAGAAAAAGCCGCAAAAGCATATAATTCTAAATAATCACTTGAGCCATTCATATCTACGATTGCACATTGAGGAATATCTCCAGCACCCATAGGTGAAGATGAAGATGATAAATAAGTCACTTTTAGAGTAGAACCATTCTTTTTTAATTGTGTTGAAAAGCTATTCATAGTATTTGACGCAGAAGGTTGATAATAAACAGCACCATAAACAAAATATTTCCCAGCAACATCAGGTGTAAACCGGTAATTGGTTGAATTATCGTAGCAACCATCTGTATCGTAGATTTCAGCGTCAACATCTAATTTTGTTGAAGTATCATCAGTTAAACTTTCATCACTAGTTAATCTAGCTTCAAAAGCTGGTGTGTTATGTCTTGTTACTTTTGTTATTGCCATTTATTACTCCTTTGGATATTTGTCTTTAGTTACTTTAATAGTAGCTTTCCAACCATCAATTCCATTGTGATAGATGTCATCTAGTTGGTCTACAATAGATGGATATTCTTTTGCTCTATCTCTTTGATAATTGGTTTCGTTTAACTTGGATTTTATTTGTTCTTTAGTAATATTTGTAGGATTACCATCATGCCAATTAATAGTACAAGTATCAATATCATTTCCACCAACACTTACTTGTGCATCAGATTTAATTTTTAAAATTGCTTCACAAATCATATTATGCTCCTATCTCAATTAAAATTATTGTTGAAAATCCACCTCTACCAACATAAGCAGTATCGCCAGAACTTGCGGCTGCATCTACTCTATAATTACAAGCAGATGTAGTGCTGGGTGCATTTAAAGTTACTAGAGCACCAGCACCGCCAGTTGCATCACCAGAATTTATTTGTCCAAAACCTTGACCACCACCTAGACTTACATAACCAGCACCACCTATATCTCTTGCAATATCAAAATATGCCTCTCCAGTACCACTTATACCAAAAGCCGCTTGTGCTATAACTAAAACTTTTGAACTTGTTGCACTTGGAGTTATGCTTGCATTAAGCGTCATACTTACATAAGAGGTAGATGTTGTACTTCTTTCAGAGGTGTCTGTTCCTTGAACAACTTGTAAAACTTTTCCAGCACCTTTAATTAAACTGTAATCAATTCTTTTTAATGTTCCAGCATCACTAACTAAAAATTCATCTGTATCCGCTGGTGCTACTGCTAATTCTGTTTCACCAGAAATAATATCCTGTGCTAATTTTGCATTGGTTACAGTTGCATCTGCTGGTGTATTAACAACACCTACTCCTAAATGTAGAATAAAATCGTTTGTATCTGATGATGTCATTGCAACACCAAAATCAACACTTGTACCAGAGACAGTTACATTTCCAAATTGGCATACACCATTAATTGATATAATTAATGAGTTAGCTGAATTTGGTGTAAATGCTACTGAACTTTTTGTTAATGAATAGCTTTGACTACCATCAAAAGTAATTGCGTCTAATTTTTCTATATTTGATATTTTGTCTAAACCACGACCTATATAAGCCATTAGCTATTCTCCTTTGGATATTTGTCTTTGATTGCTTGAACTCTAGTTTGTTCTGCTTCTAAACCATTTTCAATTATGTTTTCTATTTGATGAGTATTGCTTCCATATTCGGATTTTCGATTAGCAATAATAGCATTATTATTTTCTTCTGTTGTTGCCGCACTTTCGTAAGTTGCTAGTTGTTCATTTGTTGGTTTTGCTAAACCTTCTATATTCCAACTTTCAATTATTACATCTTTGCTAGGTTGTTTAAGTAGTCTTACATCTTTAGTAAAATCAACTGTATCAACATCATTATCTTTGCAATATAATTTAATTTTAGTTGATAGATTTGCCATAGTTTGTCCTCCTTAATTTTAAGTATCTGCTAATTTCATAAATCTTATTGATGTATAAACTCTGTCTGAAGCATCTCCCCATAATGTAAAATCAACAGAACCAAAAACTCTAGTTCTTACTTTTTGATTTGATACATCTGTTATATCAAAAACAAATTCTGTATAAGCACCACCATAAGCATCTGCTTCAGAAATATTATTCCACCCAGTTGAAGTTGAGCCATAAGTAGAATCATTTGTTGTAAAATCTAGTTGTGCCTGAACTGATTTATTTTCATCATCATGAAATGCTTGCATATTAAAAACTACTAAATAATATCCTGTAGATGGAAAAGTAAATATTCCAGATGAGTGTGTCATGCCTGTTCCAATTTGTCCAAATCCTGTTTCTGTTACTCTTGCCCAGTTAGTTGCTACTGTTCCTGTTCCACCAGAAATACTTTGATTGCTGTTTGTGTACCACATATCAGCTTCTGTAATTCCACCAGCTTTAATATACGAATAATCCATTCGCTTTAAAGTACCAGCGTCAGATACTAAAAATTCATCTGTGTCTGCTGGTTCAGCACCTAAAGCTGTATCTGCTGAAATTATATCTTGTGCTAGTTTAGCATTTGATACTATTCCATCTGTTATGTCAGAAGCAGTTAAAACCTTATCTGCTGGTTTAGAACCTATATAAGCCATCTTACGTTATCTCCTTAATTTATTATTATTATGTTATTTCCATTACTGACAATGCAGCATCAATCTTTGCAGTAACTGAACAGTCAATCAAAATATCATCAGTTGTTTGTAAAACAACTTTTGAACCCGATAAGACCTCAAGTGAGCTTCCAACTGGTATGCTGACATCTTTCACTAACCATACATCAGCATTACTATTGGGATTACTCCCGGCAGTTGATGAGGTTAATTTTACACTAGCAGTAACAGAAGCACTATGAACATTAGCTAATATTAATCCCAGAACAACTGTTGTTGTTGAACCCGGAACAGTATATAAAGCTAATGGCGTACCAGAACTTGTTGGCATAGCATCATTCGTTACTACTTTAAAAGTATTAGCCATGTTTCCTCCTTATTATTATTATTATTATTAATTTTAAACTAGCCCAAAGCAATTGCGAGAGCAGTAGGGTCTAATGCACTTATTTGTGTTTGAATATTACTTGTAACACCATCACAATAATTTAATTCTGCTGCAGTAGCAGTAACATTTGTTCCACCTATATCCAATGTAGTCATTGAAACTTCTCCAGCGACTGTAGCAATACCACTAGCAACTGTTATTAAATCTGTATCTCCTGTATGTCCAATTGTAGAACCATTAATAATTACATTATCAACAGTTAAAGTAGTTAATGTACCAAGACTTGTTATGTTTGATTGTGCTGCTGTAGTTACTGTAGCCGCAGTTCCAGAAACATTTCCTGTTACATCACCTGTAACATTTCCTTCTAGTGTTCCTACAAATCCTGTAGCAGTTACTTTACCCGTACTAGGATTATATGTTAATGTTCCGTCTGATTCTAATCCTAAATTACCACCATCAACATCTCCACCGGAAGTAAATATAAGTGCATTACTTTCGTCTGTAGATTCATTATCTGTTATAGTAACTGTTGTTGCTATAGCCGCAGTACCTGTTGTATTTTGATTAAGTGTTCCTACTGTAAAGTCTAATGTGTTATCAGCATCATCATATGCTACTGTAATACCAGATTCCGTATTAGAAGTGACCATAGCACCAACTGTATCAGCTATAGTTTCTGATAAAGTTGTACCATTAATAGTTAATGCATCTGTTTCAAGAGTTCCATCAATATCTACATCACCTGAAATATCTAATTCTGTAGCAACAATTTTATTATTAAATGTTGCCGCACCTGCTTCACTTCCATCAATGGTTAAGAATGTCGTGTCTACAGTTCCGTCAGTTCCCTTAAATATGATATCAGTATCATCACCTTGAGCATCTACTGTAATGTTACCAGTAGAAGTTGCAAGAGTAACTGCTGCATCACCTGTTCCAACATCATCTAATAAAATACTTGCACTTGTATAAGTATTAAGTTGAGAAGCATTAATATATTTTGTCGTACCATCATCATCTACTAAAAATTTATCAGCATCTGCTAATGTAATTCCTGTACCATCCGTAGCACCATCTACTTGAATTGCCGCACCACTTACTTTATCAGCAGTTGAAATTGTTGCAAGTTTAGTATCAACAATAGCCGCAGAAGAATTTATGTCTGCATTGACAATGACATCACCTGCAATTGCACCAACACCACTTGAATTAATTGTAACATCACCACTTACTTTTGCAAATAAATATGTCGGAAGACGAGATGCCAACATGGATTTTTCTGTACCACCTCCACCATCATCAACAATAAATAAATCGGCATCAGCAAGACCAGCACTCATTTCAGATGCTCCGTCTATTTCCAATGCTCCTATATCAACTTTACCTGCTGTAGAAATTGTATTAAGTTTAGTATCAACAATTGCAGCACTTGCATTTACATCCGCATTAACAATAACTCCTGAAGCTATGCTAAATACTCCAGCATTTGTTAATCCAACATCTCCGCTTGGAACAACAGGATTAAAGTTTGTACCATCAGCAACCATGATTGCTGTATTGGTGTTTGTACCCATTGTCAAGTCATCACCAGAGATTGTTAAGTCACCTGCTAATGTTGCGTTAGCTCCACTAAAAGTTAAAGCTGTAGTTGTTCCGGATTTAATTATTAAATTACCAGAAGTATTAGTCAGACTACCAAAAGTAGTTCCTGCATCTTTTAAGAATACATCCGCACCATCTGCATCCAATATGATATCACCAGAAGAATCTAGTGTAATATCTGTTCCATCATTTGTAATAGTATCAAGAGCAATGCTTCCAATATTTGTAATATTAGAATCACTAAAATCTAAAGTTCCTGTTACATCAAAGTTTCCGCCTACACTTAAATCTCCAGTTATAGTTGCATTATCCGCTATTGTTGTTTCAGAAGTTGTATGTCCTATAGTTACAGCAATGCCACTTGTTTCAGTCGCTACCTTTAAAGCACCTACTGCATTTGTAATATAAGAATTAGACCCGTCATGATATAAAGTTAAATCCTGACTGTCACCAATCTTTAATGGAGTATCATCTGTTAATAGTAATGAATCTGCTGACTCATCCCATAAAAGATAACTTCCTGAAGCAGCACCAAAAAACTTTACATCATATCCTGCATCATCAACTCCAACTGTAAGTGTTCCTAATTGTACAACACCATCTGCTGAAGTATCCCACAGCCAGTATCTACTAGCTGTATCACCAAAAAACTTTACATCATGTCCTGCGTCATCCACACCAACATTAATGACATCAGTAAATTTAAATAAATCCTCATCTTCCATCCATGTTAGTACACCACTATTTGTATTGGCACTAAAGGTAACAACAATATCAGTATCCGCACCTGTACCAAAACTTATCGCATTACTGTAAAGTGTTGATAAAGGTCCGCCATCTCCGGTTGTTGAACCATCATGAGTATGACCTGTTGAGACATGAAATGCCGCTAATAATTGGTCATATTCATTATTCAGTAATGCTGCGGTAATCGTATCGCCATCTGAAAATGAACTCTGTCTAGTATAAACTGCCATAATAAATTATATTCTTCCTCCGGGTATAAAGTCTACATAAAAACCTGATACAGTATAAGGTGAAGCTGTACCATTACTTCTCATTTTAAAATTACTTGTGAACCCACTTCCTGTTAATGTTGATTTTTGTTGTGGAAATAATGTTGCTCCAAAAATCGCTGTTCCAAATACTGCTGTTCCAAATACTGCCGGGTTAGCTAAAGAACCAATACTTATTTCATCAGGTTGTGGAATATTATTATCTTCAAAATCATATCTGCATAAGACTTTTAAATTATCGTTTGTTCCTTCTGCTCTGATACTTGTCTTAATATAATACAAAGTCTTTCGAACACCTGAATCACCATAATCTAAATCGGGTGTCTTATAAATTGCCGCAACATTATCTCCACCAAAATCATCTCCTGAATCATGTGTATAAACATAACCATCATCTGATGCATGATATAAAACCTCTGAATCATTCTCATCCGTACCAGAATGTATTCTTCGAGCAGGGATTCCTTTTGTTTCACTCCACTCATACACAGCCGCACCAGTAGAAGAAATTTTAAATGTTCCTATAATTCCTAATTGAACACTATTTGCTTTAGATGAATTATAATAAAATAATCTGTATTGACTTTTTTCTCGTATAACCAGACTTGAAAAAGTAATTGTAGAAAGATAAGGTAAAATATTATCTCTGAATATTGGTAGAATTTTTCTACTGATAGAACTCAGTTCTATATCATCAATACGAGCTGTACCTGCAATTGTTCTTAAACCATCCGGTGCAAGAAAAATTAAGTCACCACCTATTTCTTGAACTGTATTACCATCCAATGTTCCAATATTTTTTGTAACGGAAGATAATACTACTGTACTATCTAAACCTGATAACTGATAAATACTATCCTTGCAAAATATAATTAATTTATCTCGAAAAGATTTTATTGCTCGTATCTGGTCTCCAACATCTATTGTTCCTGCACTTGCCCCGGTGAAATCTTCCGGTATTAATCTTGTACTGTATGCAATAACTTGTGGATTATCTGACTGTCCTGCAACAATTAATCGTTCTGAAAAAATTGTACAAAGTGATGGGTCTGATGGAGCTGACCTTGCTTCAATTTCCTTGAATGCATAAGTATACACACCAGATGCAATTGTTATCTTTAATTGTCCAATTTCATTTGTTCCATCCGTAATGAATAATTCTCCATATTGAGCTTCTCCTTCATACAGGGCAAATTGACAATTACTTTGACTTGTTCTTGCAACTGAGGATGCACTTGATAATTGTGCGGCAGTAGCTCCATTCTTATAAATAGTTTGACTTGAAGCTGTCGCTGCATAATTTTCATCCGCAGTCATTGATGTATTACTTGCTATTGCGGTAATATTATATTCTTCATCATTAACTCTTATATCATCACCAACAGAAAACTCTGAACTAAAAGATGTACCTGTTCCCGTTATTGTTGCTGAACCTGACGATACTGCAACTGTTCCTGTCTTGGCAATATAAGTATCTTTATTAACCTGTGACCATGTTGTGCCATCCGTGCTATAATAAATATGAGAACCTTGACACGCCACCACACCTTTTGCATATCGAAAAATACCTTCTATATCATCTGCACTACCATTTGGTTGATTGCTACCAAATTTTGCAAAGCCATTTATTCTTCGATATCCACCATGAATAGAGGATTCAAAATTCTGTAATTGTGTTGCGACACCGGGAGTTCGAAACAAGGTATGAGTTGTTCCTACCTTATCTAATCCACCTTCGCATATAACTGATACACCTTGTTCTGCCATATTAAACTACTGCTATTCTATCATCTACCATACTATCTGGAAATGGTTCAATTAATTGTTCTCTCATATTTCTTAAACCTTTTTTATATTCTGCATCTGCTAATTGTGCCTGAGAAATATTATCTTTAAACTGATGCATATAATATCTTGCTCTTGCTAAAAGAACTGTTGTATATTGTTGAGGAAATACAACTGTATCTCCTTGACCTGATAATTCTGTTGGTTGATTATAAGCAAAAAAGTAAATAGAATAAACTCCATCTGGAATGGGTGACAATCCAAACTTATCATTCTTTGGACTACGAATTATTCGTTGTGGTATTCCATAATTTTGTGCATCACTTTTATCTGTTGCTTCTGAAATTGCATAATGTTTATTCCAGTATTCAATTGTTACTGGATATAACTTTCTAATTTCATAAGGTGCAGACTTTCCACTTATACCTTCTTCTGTTAATGTTATATTATTATAATCAACATGAGAATACCAAGTAGTAACATTACTTGTTCCACTTAAAAAATTATACCATCTTGTTCCGGCAACTGTATCAATGGTAGTGTTTCCATAATAATTATTTGCTGGGTCTCCTAGAGCTAAAAAACTCCATGTATCTTCAGCATTACATATATCAAAATATGCTCTGTTAATTTGGTCTTTAACTAATTTTTGTATACCTTTAGCACTACTAGCAAAACTTGCAGAAGTTAATTCAACTTCATTCAGTTCTCTAAGAATTGTATTCGTTAAATCCAGATATGTACGAAATGGAGCTGCCATTATTATTTATCTATTCTATTTTTATTTATTATTAATTAAACTATTTGAATCTCTTGGTCAGCATATAATTTAGTATCACCTTTAGTTCCATTTTCAGATTTATCAACTTCTCTTCTCAAATCTTTTTTATAGTAACTTCTAGGATACTTATCTTTTCCATGGTCCACAGATGCTACATTTTTACCTTCCATTACACTAGGTTGATGTCTAGTAATTACCTCTTCAAAATTTAATCCTTTTTTTATAGTTGCCATATTATTTTCCTTCCTTTTATTTTACTTCCTATATAAGAAAGGAGGCGAACCGAAATTCGCCCCCCTTAGTTAGTTATTAGTCAATTACATAGAACGCTGCTGCAAGAGCATTGTCTCTAAGAACTTGTCTTCCATAAACATGAAGTCCTCTTACAATATCCCCGAAAGTATCGTGGTCTCTAAGAGTTTCAATATTAAGGATTGACTGTGCAGTTGCTGTAGAAGAAATATGACCGCAAATGACTTTACCACTTGCATTTGAGACTGAAGGCATATTATTGGATTTATACATTTTAAATCCTCTAACCATACCTGCTGCTACTAAGCCATTTCTTACACCACCATCACCCTGATTGTAATCAGAAGTCATTAGTTTAGATGACTCACTTGCTAACTCTTCATACCATTGTGGATTAGCTAAGAACCATCTGCCTTCTTCTGGCACATTTTGTTCATCTAGTAATCTTGACAATCTAGCCATTACTGCCAAAGGAGTAATCTCCCCTGAACCGAAACCGACATCAATTGCATCATTGGCGATATTCAGTCCTGCATTAGCAGTAGCTGAGTCTGCACCAATAACATGGTCTGGACTAGAAGAAGATACACCGCTAAATAAAGCAGTAATAACTTCTGAATCCATTGTATCTTTTAGCGTATAAGCCGCACTTGACGCACCTATTGAAGCCCAATTAACATGTGACATTTTTTCCTCAATATCATCAATAACAAATTTAAATGCATTTGCTTTATCAATAACAAGAGAAAGTTCTTGGTCTCCAAGGTACTGTTTGGATGGAGTAGATGCTCTAGTATAAGCTGCAACAGTTACTGTTGGTTCTTTAATAATTTTGACAGTATCGCCAAAAGCATTAATTTCACCAGCATAATCTGTATTAGTTATCGCTTCAATGACAGATGATTTTCTAAAGAAGTTTTGTATCTTCTTCGAAAATATTTCCGGGACCCAAAATTCATTTGTTTGTCCTGAAGTACTTACATCAAAGTTAGAACTACTACTACCACCACTATTCTGTAATGTTCCCATTACGACCTCCTTGTGTTGTAGTTGTTGTGATTACAGCTCTATCTTTTTTCTTATTTAATAAGTTGGATTACCTGAACTAGCATAAGATTTGCTCGTATCATTAACGATACGACCTTCTCTTTGTGCTTCTTCAATAGCTTTCTCATTCTTAGCAAATTCTGATTGAGACATAGCTGCTATTTGTGAACGAGTCCAAATTTTTTTCGTACCATATCCAATATCTTTACTGCTTCTTACCTGTATCATTTCTGACGCAGGAACAGTATCACCAGATACTTCTGATTTTTGTTTAGACTTGCCGGTATCTTGTTTGAAAAGGTCAATTGCTCGAGATGCTAAATCTGCATCAACAGCATTCCCATATATCCACTTCTTAATATCTTCTGGTTGATTATTAGCCCAATTATGAAAATTATCTGACTCACGAATTTCTTCAAAGTCTGGATGTAGTCTCGCTAATTTAGCTTCAGCTTTTTCCTTGTTAATAGAAGTATTTAATTTCTTAAGACTATTAATCTCTGATTTTAAATCTTCTGTCTCCTTGGATGCTTGAAGATGTGATACTGATTCAACAACACCATAAACATCTGGGTATTCTCTTTTAAAAGCTTCAAGTTGTTCAGTACTCTTTGGAGCTTTATACTTAGGTCTGTTTGACCTAACTTCAGCTAAGAGTTCATCTTCTCTTGCTTTAAAAGAATTAACCCGACCATCATAATGTTTCTTGAGGTCATCATATCTTTTTTTATAATCAACCTTTTTATAAGGTTGGTCTTTTGGTTCTATTGGTTCATTCGGAGTATCTTCCTTTTCCATTGTATCAACTACAACTTTAGGTCGGTCCTGTTTAACCGCTAGAGTGTTTGCATCAGCAAACGAACTTTCTGCTGCCTTATCCATCTTATCATAATCAAGATAATCCTTTTTCATGTTATATGGATTTGGCTCTTGCTCTTTATTTTTCTGAGAAGTTGCTTTACTTAGTAAAGGGTTCTCATCACTTTTTACCATTTTTAATCACCTTTCTTGTTATTGGGGTTTTGCATTATTGCAAAAGTAGCCGATATAGAGTGCCTAGGTGATGACCCGGGTAGCTCTATATTTTGTACTTATTGACAGACATTAGTCCACCTTTGTACATCATGGGTTGTTCATATTCTATTTGTTGAGAATCTTGAACTGCCATACTGTTATCATACTCATCCTCTGCTGTTTTCATTTGTTTTCTAAGTTTATCTACACCAAGTTGCTTAGTAGCTTTTGCTGTAAAGACAAACTCTCCATCTGATAACATTGCAGGGATATCGTCTGAAATTCCTGTTCCCGGTCCATCAACTTCACCTTGACCGGTAAATTCTTTTGTAGTTAATTTGACAATAACATCCACTATTCCCGGATGCATTTCAATAACTTCTTCTAATAATGCTTCTTCATCTGAATCTAAAACAGAAGTATCAACTTGTGCAGATACATCCATTTCACCTTCTTCCATAGGAGGAATTGCTTCTTCCATTTGCATATCTAAATTTGTTTCTTGCTCTGGTGTAAGTTCTGGTATTTCCATTGGACCTTCTACTTCTCCACCTTCAGCTTTTTTATTTTGTAATCTTTGCCATTCTTGTGCGTATGCACTATACTCATCTGCACCTAAAGTATTAATATTAACATTTTTAACTTGACTAAGCCATGCCATAAAAGGAGTATTGCCTTCTGCTAATCCAACTCTTCCACCATGTGCATAAGCTCTGTATTCTGGTTCTTCATAGTATCTACTAAATCTAGGGTCAAGTAATGGGTCAGTTGGCACTACTCCACCTGTTGCTGCTTGTCTTACATTTTTTTTATTCATAATTATTTTATTGTACATGTTTTCCCCTATTCGACTTTTAATTTCTTGAGGTGTTTTATTTTCTCTTGACATTAAATGAAAAATATTTAATGCTTGATTATAATTTTTTGTATCTTCATTAACAACATCACCTTGATTATACCTTGCTCTGCTTTTATCAAACAATCTTAAAGGTAATCCTTCTCTTGCTGCTTGAGGTGTATTTACATCATAAGCATTAAGTGTTGGTACTTCATCTGAAGAAGGTGTCAAAAATTTATTCATCTGACCTTTTAATGGTACTGTCGCCATAGTATTAATCCTGTTTGTTTAACTTATTTGTCTCGTCAAGTCGGATTAACTGTTCCAGTAAAGTCCATTTCCCCTGATTGCGGTACACCGCCTGTTCCGATTGTGCCATTGCCAATGCCCGAGTTATCTGGTCTTGGTTGTTTTGGAGGTACTGCTTCAGGGACTTCCATAGGGGACTCTGGACTATTTGCTCCACCAGTATCCGGTCCTGTTTGTTGTTGTCTTGCATTCTGTAATCCTATAATTTTCGCATATATTTCTGCTTCATTAGGGTCATTGATAATTGTTTCTGGGTCAAGGTCTAATGTATATGCTAGTTCTTTTACAAGTGCTGGAATCTTAACAAATGGAGCAATTGAAGGATTCTGAACACTTTGTAAGAACATGGTTAATCTTTGAGACCTTACTTCTTTTTGCATAAGTGAAGAAGTACCTGTTGCTTTAATTTCAAGGTCTCCCTCTACTGCTAGGTCTCCTTGATAAAACTGCATGTTCCATTGGAAATATGCTTCGCCTAAAGGTTTTAATAAGAAATCATCTAAATTTTTAACGACAGTTTTTATATTTAAGTTCGCTGCACTAAGTAACATAGACATACCAGAAGCTGTTCTTGTCATACTTTGAACACCTGTTTGTCCATGAGAGTATGATGGTATTCCTGTTGACTCATCTGCCAACTGTCTAAACTTATCAAACATCATCATATTTTCAGTTGATGTGTTTGGAAATTTTAATCCATGAATAGCTTGACCCGGCATACCTGCTTGTCTTCTAAATATTTTGCCCGGATATACATCCATGTTTTGACCTGAAACTAATGCTGACTCATCAACATCAAATACAAGTGAACCTGATAAAGCTAAATTATCAATAGCCATTCTTGCATGACCATTCATAATTTGTTGAGCATCACTCATATTTTCTGGTACACCTATACCAAAGAAACTGTATGGATTCTTCTCATAAGGAAATGCATTGTAGGGTATTCTATAAGGCTTAAATGGATTAATAACCATTCTTAAAATTCTCTTATCTGTTGCCCATGCATTTATTTGTAAGATATCTTCAGTTTCCATACCTTCTGGTACAGGAATCTGAGCATCTTCTAAAACTTTTTTATCTATACAACCCCAATATTCTAATACTTCAAATCTATCATTTTCACTTTTGTAAGCACTATCTTCTTGTCTTATCTCTGCTTCGTAAGTTCTATTACGATAATTAGGACCATCTTTAAGAGTTTCAATAACTTGGTCTTTATCAAAGAAAGGTTTATCAAGTAATTCCATAAGTTGTTTTCTATTAAACTTATGTCTATGAACTACATACTCACACTCTTCTAAATTCTTTGCGTTAGGGTCTGGATAAAAATCCCATGCACTAACAAATTCTAATCTAGGAACTTTAACTGTTTCTGGTTGATAACCTCTTGAACCATCTTCATTTTTAATATATCTATGTAAAGTTTTATTAAAAGTAAAAGGTCCTTTTACAATTCCTGTTCCTAATAAAACAGATTCAAAAATTGAACTTCTTAATTCTTGTGAACCACTAGACTCATCAATTTGGTCATGGATTAACTTTTCCATTCTTCTTGCTAGTTTAGTAGCTGGTTTTATTTGTGCCATCTCTGGCATTGGAGCAGACCCTTCTTGGACTGAATCGTCTCCTAATTCTTTTTTAAGAGAACCTAAAAATTCTTTATCTTCTGATAGACCACCAAAAGTTGCACCCGGAGGTAGCTCTCTACCATCTCCATCAAAACCAACAAGAGATTCTTGTTGTTGTTGTTGTTCCGGTTGACTTGGAACTGTCATACCTCCTTCAATAGAAGGACCTACATTTTGTAAATTTTCTGTAACTGGATTAAGATGAGCATATTCTGCTACACCTTCTGGAACTTTAGTAGCTTCTACTGAAATTGGAAATTTATTAGCAGAAAATAAAACATTTACTATTTGACCATAAGCAGCAAGAACTTTTGTTTTCGTTATCTTAACAAATACTCTTGATTTCTCATGTTCTCTAAAGTGAACATTTTTATAATATTTTCCTCTATAATTATGAAAAGCTTCAAGCCATCTATCTTCATCAGATTGTCTTGCTCGTTCAGAAGCTTGGAACTTCAGGTTTACTAAAGATGCTAATCTATTAGCATTTTGTTCCTGTTGTTCCTGTGCTTTCTTTTCAGAATCGGATTTATTAGTAATATCTACCATATTTAGTTATACCTTTTATTATACATCTACTTGTGGTTTTTGTCAAGTAAATTCTTTTGTTAACCAGTTATATTCTTGTCATTTTTTTAACTTACCTCTTATTAAATCTTCTATTTCTTTTTTATGTACTGAGTTATCAAACTGTCTGTCTTCTTTGGCTTTTGTTAAATCTGCTTTTAACTTTTCGTTTTCTTTTTCAGATTCCTGTGTTTTTTTCTTTTCATCTCTCCACAACCAATAATATTTATCACTCATTTCTTTATATTCTTGTCATTTTTTTAATAACACTTCGAGGATATACATTTCTATCCCCAAACTCTATTTCTCCATTAGATTCATAGTAACTTGCAAATGAATAAACATAATCGAATGTCTTATCAAAAACCCAACACTCAGTATGAATATTAGCACAAGTCATTTTTGAAAATTCATTAATTGTAGCTAGTGTGGAATCTCCAACGATATCTTCCCAAATTATTTTATATTTATAATATTTCTTAGTCCCAACAACTAATGGCTCACTAGGTTTTTTATTCATTCTCTAATCTTTATCTGTATCTTTTTTATCTCCATACATATATTCTTTTTTAGATTGTCTAAAATTTCTTGACTTACTTATATCTATATTATCAGCAGGTTGTCCGCACCATTGTCTAAAATTATCTTCTGCTCCGCCTACATCATTTAATTTAAATATTTTTGGAGCAACAAAAACTTGTTCAATATTTGATTGTTTCTTATATTTAAGCATTTCTTCATATGACATAATTTTATCATACTTCTCATCAGTCTTTTTATTTCTGAATGTATAGGTGGGCATTAAAAATATTTTTTCAATACATTAATAACTTCTTCGTTATCTGATATTTCTTTTACTTCCTTTAAAATAGTTCCTAATAAATCTACATGGTCACCAACACCTGCAGGATTTTCTAAGAATATATTTATATTAGTTACATGCTTTTTGATATTACCTTCAGCATGAGCAATAAGAGCTTCAATTATTTTTTGTTTCATTTTATTATTTGCTAAAAACATATTATTTTTTATCCTCACTTCATTTTCATATGATATATCATCTCTATGTTCTTTGTAACTATCATATGTTCTTTTGTCGTTCATCTTAATATCCAAATGTAGGGTCAGATGGAGTAAATCTTTTAATCTCTTTCATCTGACTATAAGCAGAAGGTTTAGATGGTCTTGACATAATTAAATATCTAAGTGCATCATATGCATGGTCTGATGCTTTTGTATCAACATCTTCCGGCTTATTAGGGTCAACAGGAATACTTTGTAATTCTCTTATAAGATTTACACAGTTAGAAAATATTTGTAGTTTTGGTCTTCCTGTTGTTTTATGTTGCTTAAGATATTCATGTATTTGTATCTTTCCTTGAATTCTATTTTTATCTGCAGGTCTTAACTTATGTCCTGCTCGAACCAATGTTTCGCCAACTGTTGGTCCTCCCACGCCAGTCTTATTCCAAGATGAAGTATCTAATACACCTTGAATACTTTTGTGGTCATCCTTTTCATACTCAGTTAACATTTCAGCAAGAGCTTTACCTGTAAGACCTTTTCTATAAAGTTCTCGATAAATAAGTAATGTATCATCATCTGGGTCTATTGTAGCCCAAACACAACATGACTCTGCTGCATATCCATAATCAACTCCCTTGTACTTTGCCCAATGAATAGGAATTTTAAAAGGAGGGATAACATGTATCTCTGAATTAAATTCTACAAATGCCGCACCTTCAGCAACATCCCAATTACCTTCAAGCAATTGTTTTCTTTGTACTGGTGGTAAAGATTCCAACATCTTTTGGTATCTACCATCTTGTGACAAATAAGGATTATCTTCAAGTCTAGCTGGAATAAATTTTCTACTTAATCCATCTGGACCTTTGAATGCTTCGTGAGGAGGAGCAGGGTTAAGATATCTTTTTCTTACCCAATGTCCACCAACTCCACCCGGATTTGCAGTACACCTGATATAAGTTTTTATTTCTGGATTAGTTGTTCTTAATCGTGATTGCAAGTATTGAAGTGGAAACTCTGTTGGATACTGTGTTAATTCATCAATACCTATCCAACTATATGATTGTCCTTGATATCTATAGACATCTGCATCTCTATCAAGGTATCCAAACTCTAATGTAGCACCCGAAGGAAATTTCCATACCTTTTCTACTTCTCTGAATCTAGCACCCGGAAAAGCTTTGACATATAATTCTCTTGATTTATCTATTAATTCTCTTAATTCTGGCATACTTCTTCTTAAAAGTAATGCTCTATGCTCTTTCTTATGCATGAATCTAAGAGGGTCAACAAGCATAGCAAAAGATTTACCACCGCCTGCTGCACCGCCATATAGAACATCTTGTTCACCCGAGGCTAAAAAATCTGTTTGAGGTCCATCATTAGGTTTAAATACTATGGACTCTTTGTTTTCTTTTATAAAGTCTCTTACTTTTTTTGGAGCTTTATCAAATTCTGATTCAGTTAGAACTGTATTCTTAATAGTTGATTGTTGTTCCTTTGGGTCAACTGCTAACTCAACTTTTTTAAGTACACCCTTTTTATCTGCTAAGTTAATTCTAGCTTTAGAAACTTTCTTTTCTAATTTTTTTAATTCTTTTTCTTTATCTCTTAATTCTTTTCTTGCTTGAAGTTTTGCCTTTGTTTCCATTGACAAATGTCTTGGTGCAGAAGAACCTTTAGGTCTACCCGCTTTTCGTTTAGTAGTTACTTCCTCCATACTTTTAATTTATTATTCTTAAAAAAAGTTTGAGTATTTGTAATAAACTCATACCATCCCGTAATAATATATTTTTCTTCCGTTGATGAAGGTACTCCTCTGTGAGTATGCATCCACTCTGCCGGAAATATGGCTGTCTTGCCTATGACGGGAGATACTTTGACTTTCTGATAATAAAATTCAGTCTCCCCCTTATCCTTTACTGTATTTAAATAGGTTACAAAAGTTAAATGTCTATGGGATAAGTTAGAGCGTTCACAATGATAATCATAAAAAGCTTCACTTGGTTTATAATGTTGAATCCTTATTGGTTCACTTAGTTGAAATCTGTATCCCGGTTGCAAACAAAAAGGATATTCCTCTATGTACTTGCCGGTACATTTTTCCAGTTCATTAATGTATTCTTTGATAACGGGAATAGTCTTCCATTCATCTTTCATCAGAACAACATCCGTTGAACTTTTTATGGATGCATCAACTCTACCGCCACCTATCTGACCTTCACTTCTAGTGGCATCATCACCATGAAAAAAATCTATGAGCTTTGTACATATACTCTCCGGTACATGATACTCCCCTATAAAATTAGGAATCATTCTCTTCTATCCAATATACCCTTTGTTCTTTCCTTATCCACTATTTTTTTTAAACCAACGAAAGATAATTTTCGCCCAGTCTTATGCTCAAGTTGTTCAGATGCACCTCGAAGAGATAAAGAACCATTTAGAATATGTTGCTTAGTTTCTTTTAAAGCATCTAACTCTGATTCTATAGGTTCTAAGAAACCCTTTTCATCTGACTCCTTATATCCAAAAGGTATTGTGGAGGTTGTTCTTTTTTTTAACATAATTTTTTTTATATCCCAGTACTAGGGACAAACTTTTTAGCATCTACTTCTAAACATCTAGCATCTATATGAACATCTTTAAAACCTGCAATTTCGGCTTCCATGGTCATCTTTAGTATTTGACTCTGCTTATTATTTTCACACTCTGCCATAGAAAGAAAGTACATACTCTTATAAAAATATTGTGGGTTACTTGTACTGCTTAAGAACATTAATAACAATATTACTTTAGTCATCTTTTACCTCTGCATACTCTGCATCTATAGTAGTTTCCTTTTTATCTGGAAGAATAAAGATTCCACCTTGATGATTATGACTAACACTTATGTGTTCTCGTTTTGCAACACCAACTCTATCTAGTAATGTTTGTGCTGCTTGTAATTTTGCATTGACTTGAGGAATAGGTGCATCACTTTCCAACACCTCAACCAATTTAGCTGCCGCCTTTGGAGCTGAATGGGCTAATATCGTATTAGCTGTGTCAATAATCTCCTGTCGGAGACTTTTAACAACAGCATAATAACTAGTATCCTCGTAACCTGCGAC